ATTGTTGTTGAGTCCGCCCATACGGTGTTGGTTAATTCTGTTTATGGTTTATCACAAACTGAGCCGTATCATGCTGAACGTTTCTTGGCACAAATTAATGATGAGAGACGTAGGTATAGAATGGGAGGAAATAAGGAAATTCATTCTCGTGATGATAAACAATCTGTTTGTATTCGGAAACGGCAACTCCCTTCGGTCGGCTTAATCCCCTGCCCCTTTTTTTGGGAAATTGAATATTAATTAAATTCTCACTTAACAAGAATCTTATAGGTGGGGTTTTTTGTTCATTTGGTGTCATCTTAAACAAATGGTCGGGATATTTATTTTAATATGAAATATATCATAACTGAATCACAATTAAAAAGGGTCATCCCTTTATCCATCAGAAGAAGATTGGGTGAGATTGATGATGCTCTTTATGAAATGTTATATAATACTGATATTGGAACTGCGGTTACGGATTATGACCGAGAGGATTATATTGAATATGTTGTGGAGTTTTTATATGATGAGCATTTTTTAAATTTGGAAACATCAGGTGGTGAATACGAAGCATTAAAAAGTTTATTTGGAAATAGAATTGGTGAGTTTTGGGATAATCACCACGACCACGAAGATTAATATGAATATAACATTATCACAATCGCGTTTAAAAAGATATTTGAAAAAAATGCATAATCTTGATTTAACTGAAGTTTTGCAAGATGTTGGAATTCCTGACTATTTGACAACATCAATAACACCTGAAGAATTATACGAAATTTATAAAGAAGAAAATTAAAATGAACTTAAATGAAAATATAAATAGAATCAAACAAATGATGGGAATTATCACCGAGAATAAATCAATCTCCAAGATGATTGATGAGTTGGGTGTTATTGATTCAATTAATTTTGTTGGTGATGAGGAAACCTTTAAAGAAATGGGTGGAATGGATTCCGCATTTGAAAAGGCTGACGAACTATTAAAAGATTATACCAAATTAGTAATTGTAAACGATTATGAAGATAAAAGTGGTGACACTTGGAAATCGGTTGCTTATGGTAGAAAAAATTCCGATGCAAAACCACCATATGTTTATTTTGATTGGAGTAAATCTCCAATGAATGCGGATAAGGCGAATTTGGACATTGATATAGCGTTGAGTAGCAGACTAACCCCATTGAAATTACCTGATAATCTTGAAAAGATTATTTTATATAAATGGGTTAAAAAATATTATAACAATATTCCTCCAATAAAGAATATTCAATTTGGTCGTGATATTGGTTATAACAATGATGGTGATGACAGAGATTTTAGTAATCTCCCATACATAGGACCTACAAGTGATGATGTAGAATATCCGACAATATCTGAGGAAGAAATTATCAAACATATAAAAGATGTCGCCGAGAAATACTCTAAAGAAGATTATGACGATGTGTTTGATTGGATGGATGACGTTTTCAATAAAGTTGAAGATAAACTTGATAGGGAATATGGTGTTGATGGAGACGGGGACGGTAAATATTATATGGACAAAGATTTGAGGAAAAATTATGATTATATCTTACTTGATATGTGGGGTGAAGGTCATACTCCATATAGAGAAATAAATTGGACTGAAAGATATAATGACCTTTTGCGTGGACAAAATTAACTGATGTCGTATTTATGTTAAAAGAAAATTACAATGAAAAGAATAGTTAAACTAACCGAAAACGATTTGACACGTATCGTTAAACGTGTGATTAAAGAACAGCGAATGAATGTACCGAGAAGATTAAAACAAGATAGTGAGGATGGAATACTTGAACTTAATGACCAAACGATTTTGTTAGATGGTGCGTCCGAAGAAACTGTTAATGAGGTATTAAGTAATTTAAGTGGAAATGAAAGATTTATTGTCATTCAAAATTCTGAATATGCTGATTTTTCAGGTGTTAATATTTGTGGTTTACCAGAGTTATTATTTATGAATTTAGAAGGAACTCCGAATAATTTTGAAGAACAGGGTTATGAATGTGGAGAACAAATGAAAGAATATTTATATTATTTTGAAAACTAATAATAATTAACCCCTCCATTAAAAGAGGGGTTTTTTTATGCCCATATTTAAAATCGCTTGTATTTATGTTATATGAAGGTAATTGTCAGCGAAAGCCAATTTAAAAGAATTGTTGATAACTCAAATAGGTGGGGGTTAATTGGTATTAGTGAGGGTAGAAAAATGACTCAAGATGAATTTATTGAGAAGGCAAAGACAACAAAAGAACATCAAAATCCTGACGGGACGCCAAAATACACTTATGATAAAGTGAATTATGTTAAAGGTAACGTACCAGTAATAATAACTTGTCCTATTCACGGTGATTGGGATACAACAACACCAAGCTCACATCTTGGTGGTACTGGTTGTCCTAAATGCGGTAATGAAGATAGGAATAAAAAGACTAGCTCAACTGCCTCAAAATTTATTGAACAGGCGAAGGCCACCAAACAACATCAAAATCCTGATGGGACACCAAAATACACTTATGATAAAGTGAATTATGTTAATACTAAAGTACCAGTAATAATAACTTGTCCTATTCACGGTGATTGGGATACTACAACACCACATAACCATCTTCAAGGTTCAGGATGTCCTAAATGCGGTATTGAAGATATTGCAAAAAAGAATATCTCAACAACCTCAAAATTTATTGAACAGGCGAAGGCTAAAAAAGAACATCAAAATCCTGACGGGACGCCAAAATATAATTATGATAAAGTAAATTATGTTCATTATAAAGTACCAGTAATAATAACTTGTCCTATACACGATGACTTCCCGCTAACACCAAATAAACATCTTAATGGTCGAGGATGTAAATATTGTGCTATGGAAGGTAGGAGTAAAAATACCATATCAAAAGCAGCATCAAAATTTATTGAACAGTCGAAGGCAACAAAAAAACATCAAAATCCTGACGGGACGCCAAAATACACTTATGATAAAGTGAATTATGTTAAAGGTAACGTACCAGTAATAATAACTTGTCCTATTCACGGTGATTGGGATACTACATCACCAACAGACCATCTTAGGGGTATTGGATGTCCTTTCTGTGCTGGTAATATAAAAAAAACAACAGATAAGTTTATTGAACAGGCCAAAGAGAAACATAAAAATCCTGACGGGACGCCAAAATACACTTATGATAAAGTGAATTATGTTGGTAGTTATATACCAGTAATAATAACTTGCCCTATACACGGAGATTTTCCACAAACACCAAATACCCATCTTCGAGGTTCAGGATGTCCTAAATGTCGTGAAAGTAAGGGTGAAAAAATGATATATAATTATCTAGAACAAAAGGAATATGATGTAGTTCCACAAAAACCCTTTGAAGATTGTAATAATAAACACAAAGATAAAAAAATCTGTAGAGAATATAGATTTGATTTTTATTTACCACAATTTAATACTTTAATAGAATATGATGGTGAACAACATTTTAGGAGATTATACCATTTCCACAAAACTGAGGAACAATTTCAAGAACTCGTTGAAGATGACAGATATAAAAATAATTATTGTAAAGATAAAATTAGATTGATTAGAATTTCTTATAATGAAAAAGATATTATCGGTCAACTGGAAAAAGGATTATTAACAAGTCGTCCTAAAGAACTGTGGTTATCTGATAACTACCCTAAAGCTGGATGGAATAAATAATACCTGTATTCAGTAACACCCTCCCCATTTAATCATTTTAAACTTAACCCCTTTTTTGGGAATCATTTGTATTTATTGAATAATGAGAATAATAGTTAACGAGAATCAATTGGATTTATTATTTGCTACCCCAAAAGAGATAAAACAAAATAAGTTTATATCTAAGGCAAAAGAAATACACCAAGATTCTAACGGCAAACCATTATATGATTATAGTTTAGTTGACTATAATGGTGCCCAAAACAAGGTTAAAATTATTTGTCCAAAACATATTGATGATTGGAAAAAAGAAACTGGTCACATATATTTTGAAATGACCCCAAACCATCACACACATCGGGGTAGTAAATGTAAATTTTGTTATTTGGAAAGTAAAACAAAATATACCGACGAAGATATTGCAGACGCTGCCAAAAAATATAAAACACCCATTCAATTTAAAAAGGAAGATTTCCCAAGATTTAACGCAGCATTAAAAAAAGGAAGAGAATTTTACGAAAATGTAACTTCTCATTTCATCAATGCAACTGAATCGTATGGTGAAACATTAATTACCAATATTTTAGTTGAAGCTGGTTTAATTGATAATGATTGTCTTGGTAATTCAAAATGTAGAAATAGAGAAAAAGAATTTGAAGATTGTACCAATATTAAAATTGGTAAGTATTGTAGGTCTTTAAGGTTTGATTTTTATATCCCTGAACAAAATACTGTTATTGAATTTGATGGCGAACAACATTTCATTAAAAGAGGAAAATTTGGTGATAAATTTGAAACATTAAAAGAAAATGATATTATCAAAAACGAATATTGTTTAAATAATAATATTAAACTCATAAGAATTCATTATGATGTTCCGATTCGTGAAATTGAAACGGAATTAACTAATGCATTAAAATCATCTGAAAAACAAATCTTTATTGGACCTTATTAATCCAATACTTTTTGTATTTATCTTTATATGAAATATCTTGTCACAGAATCCCAAGTTCATAGAGTCGCAATAAAATGGTTAAACACTGATTTTGGTGATTTAAAAGCTCTTGAATTACCAAAATATCCTGGACAAATTTTTTATATGAAAGAAGGGAGGAAAAGACCCATCTTTGAGTTTAGAGTTGATAATAATATTGTCCTTTTTAGTAAAGATGAAATTTGGGACCACCTTGGATTTTACTTTGGTTTAACTTGGAGTGAAACTCGGAGAGTTCTTAAACAATGGGTTGGTGAAACATATGGTTTAACTGACATATATGGGATTGGACCATATTAATGGTGACCCTCATTGTATTTATAATCATATGAAATATATAATAACCGAATCTCAATATAAGTTGTTGATGTAAGAGAAATTAAATTTTGAAAATTCAAAAATTCATAATATCTTTGTGTTGTGAGTAAATTAATCAATAAATTCTTGG